GGCGATTGGGTCCGCCGTTACCCTGAGGGGCAGCGGCGGATGTTCCAGAAGGCTCGGGACATCGTCTCCAAAAGAGGAGTGGTCGAGAGTGACCTCAACGTGTCATGCTTCATTAAGGTTGAGAAGCAGGGCATGGTTTCTGTAATGGGTCCACCCAAGTTGGACCCACGTGGGATTTACAGTATGACCGATGCGGTCATGAGTGTCACTGGGCCGATCGACTGGCGCATAGCGCAGTTGTTACGGCGACGTTTGGACCTCGCGTCTGATTCACCTGCCGTGTGGGTGAATGGTCCAAACGCGACAGCGGAAAACTTCGGAGCATGGTTTGATGCCGCAACCATGCATTTTTCGCAGCACGGGCAAGTGCAATACTATTACGGGGACCAGTCTAAGTTTGAGGCCCACAGGGATGAGAATTCGTACAACTTCACGCGGAAGTTGGCGAAACATAACTGTCGCGACTTCAATTATAACTGGATCTTGGAACGTAGCGCGCGAGTCAAAGGCAGAGCTCAGCGGTTTCCAGTGAAGTTTGAGATCTTCTGGAAGCTGGTCAGTGGGCGCTCCTGCACTAGTCGCGACAGTGCAGAAAGGAATCTTAGCGGGCTTGTGAGGGCTTTTGGAGAGCCCTCATTGGAGACTTACGGTTGCGCCTTTAACGGGGACGACTGGTTGGTGATTTCTCACCTAGTCTACAAGGAAACGACGTTTCACGAGGCCATGCTGGAGGTCGGTTTTGAGTCTAGCTTTGTACACACAAATGACATAGTCGACGTCGAATTTTGCCAATGCCTTCCGTACCCAACGGACGCCGGCACTATTTGGGGTCCGAAAATTGGTCGCGTGTTGAGTCGGTTGCCCTATTCCACTTCGTCGTCGAAAGATGACCCTGCTGGGGTAGCTAAAGGCATGCTTTACTCAGTTTCACACGTGCCCTTCTTGCGTGAGTACATGTGCCGGATCGTAGAACTGGCCCCGGATGCTAAGGTTGTGGAGTACGAGCACCACATAGGAGCCGCGCGGCTCCACACTCCGGATGCCAAGACGTTGGCGTTCGTCTACGCACGGTATGGGCTTACCGGGGACGATTTGAAGGACTTTGAGGGTCTTTTGAAGGACGTGCCCTGGTTACCGTGTATAGTCGATTGGGCGCACTTAGTGCGCCTAGCGGAGCGTGACGACTGAGCGTCAGTGAATTATAGTGACTGATAGTGTTAGATTTTTGTAAGGGCCAACAGCCAATCGTAAAACGACTCTTGTAGATAAACGTTTTGCTTGGAAAGAATGCCTATAAAAAATAAGAAAGCGAAAAAAAAAAAAAAG